GAGCCATCTTCATCTTCTGCTCTTAACAATTCATCTTCATATAATAGTTTTAATTCTTGAACTCTTTGTGGTGCATATTTAATAGCTAAATAATAAGCTAGTCCTGCAATCATGCATGGAATAAACCTATAAGGTACATCAGTTGCATTTGTGTAAGCACCAACATCATCAATTCTTTTTGTGTAATAAAAATTAATATAATTACCATCTTGAGCTGCACCCGGTGTTAAATATAAAGTCATTGTAACTTTATCTATAAATCTTTGAACCCAATATTGAGTAGGTAAACCTTTATCTGTTTTATTTGAAAAACCTTGATACTGTGATCTACTAATCTTTGTCATTGGTGTGTCAACTGAAGTAGATTTTACTCTGTAATCTGCTTCTTGAATATCTGTCATACCAATTGGAAACTGTAATACAGCATCCGAAGTGCTATGAGTAGCTGCTGTGCTACCATTAACACCTCTCACACATCCAGTTAAATTTAATGAAGAAATACCTGTATAAGTAATTTGTTCAGTTCCAATAATAATTATACCACCTGTCGTTGGCATACCTGTAACAGAAGCAACTCCAATTGTAGCAACACTTGCATTTATTCCTGCAGATAATGTAGTTGAAATACCACTTGATGTTCCATCAGAAGGTGAACGATAAAAAGTATATACCGCTTGTCCATCTACTAATGCAACATTTTGATTTTTTACTTCCCAAAATTGAAGTCCTCTATTTCCCCATTCAGAAAATAAAATATTTAAAGATCGTTTAGCAGTTTTTAATTGATAGCCAGAAACACCCTGCATACCGATACGTTCGTACGCATCTTCAATAATTTCATCAATGCCTAGGTTCTTATCAAAAACATAAGAGCCTGAAGTAGTGTTGGCCATTTAAGCTCCTTACCCGTCAAACTGAATAGATAATCCTACTACTGCAGTTCCATCGTAAGCAAAATATGCTCCGTCTTCACACAGAATACCATCATCGGCAATATATGGGTCGATTGTTGATCCGCTATCTACATCTAAAATTAATCTGTTTTGACCTGATGTTGCTGAACTATTTTTAATATAAACACGTCCTGCTCCACCACCAGCGACTCCAGTCATACTTCTGACTCTAGTTCTGCCAGCAAAAATAGTTCCTGTTGCAGCTCCTGATGTTATTCCAGCAGAAATGTCTGTTGTAATAGATCCACTTGCAGTGATGCTTGTTACTTCTGTCCAAGTTCCAGCTACGCTTAATGTAGTTGAATCTGGTCCAGTTGTTGCTGCACTTGTTTGAGCAGCTCCATCAGCATCTTTTCCTACAACTACAAAAGTTATTCCTGAGTTATCAGCTGAAGAAGTTAAAGTAACCGTTTGAGCGTTAACCCAAGGACCACTATTTAATAAAACTAAAGTAGTAGCTGTCCCTGCAGCAGAAATTGCATCTGTGTCAGATCCAAATACTATTTGTTTACTTTTTACTCCTGATACATTTGGCATAATTTTAATCTCCTATTAATTTACACTAAGGCCCCGAAGGGCCCTAGTTAAATTTATTATCTTTGTTGGATTGTTTGAACCCAATCTGTAGCTAGTTGATTAGCAGTAGTACCTTTATTTTCTATGAAAATTTTTAGTTCTAAAGCTATATCATCTGGAACAGTTGAAGCTGTTTGCGTTCCAACTTTTTTACCGTCTAAGTACAGTTTGTATTGTGCACTTGATTGACCAAGCTCAGTTCCTGCAGGTTGAAAATGAAAACCTAATCTAACAGAGTTAGATGGGATTTCAAATTGAGTTGCAGTTTGAGTTGGGACAGTAGAGTCTAACATTGCAAAAGTGCTTCCACCAGCAGTGTCTGTCATATCAAAAGATGTACCAGCACTATTTTTTCTAGATAAGAATTGAATAGTTGTAGTATCTTCTAAGTGTGAAAAACCGATACAATCAGTTGGTACAGTTGCTGGATCAACAAATGCATTGTCTGCAAAACCTACAAACCAATTCATTTCAGTTACGTCTGTTACAGCAATTCTAGTTTCATACCACCATTGCTTAGCAGAGTTATAGTTCCATACTTCTTTACCAGAAATACCAGTAATTTCTCCAGCAGCTGGAGCATCGTCTCCAAGTCTTAACCATCCACCAGCATAATCTACTAGTTGATAGTCTGAACCACCACCAGATGTTACATCCCAATCACCTGAGTTATAAATTACCCAGTCGTTTTGATAAGCAACTTCTTGCCCATAACCACCAGTAATTAGAGGTTGTTTGATACCACTAAATAAAGAAGTATCTCCATCTTTTCCTCTTACGTTTGTTACTCCGTTTGAAAAGTGTGTTGTCATATAATCAGCGCCTCCTATGCGCCAGTTATCTTACTAAGCAAAGATAACCAATTTATGTTCTATTAATATCTTAGTAAGATTTTTATATACTAGATTTTAATAGAGTGCAAGAGAGCCTACGGAAAATATACGATTTTAGCGTTGTAGCTTTTATTAAGTAGCTACAGAAACTTGTGGAGCGGCATCTTCAATAGTGTTCTGCCTGTGGGCAATAGCTGCTTCTTCCAGCTTAATATCAGTAATGACTTTTCTAATTTTGTCATCAATTCTGACCATATCAAGAGTGTATCTACCATTAGATAGATGCTCCTGTTCCCACTTCAACTCCAAGGACCTTTTTTGTTTGTAAAGGTCTTGTATCATCACTAACCTCCTCATAGGTTATTCGATAGGGATTTGTATTAAACATTCCCGTTGATTCCCAAGTTATACTCTTTTCTCCCAGTTTGTCAACTATTGCTTGTTCTAGAGAAATGGCGTTATCATTAGATTCTACTTCAAATCTAGCGTGATAATCGTATGCGTATATATTTACTAGGAATTTTTTCATGGTTTTAGCTTTCTATTTAGTAATTGTGGCGGAACTGTGTCCCGCCACAAAAAAATTTAAGTATTACGCTCCTGGTGATCCGAAGATACCTCTAGGGTCAGATACGCCAAAAACGTATCTTTCTCTAGCTTTGTATCTAACATTACCAGTATCGAAGTCACCTTCCATTTTAGTAGTTAATGGAGTTCTTTCGAAATGTTTCATACCATTTGGCACGTCTGTAATGATAAAGAACGCATCAGTATCTGTTAAGAAATTATTAACAGAGTATCCTTGAGGAATCATCCCCATAGATTTGATAGCGTTAACATCATTATCAGCAGTTCCAACTCTACCAGCAGAAGCCATAAGTCTTTCAGCTGTGAATTGTAGTGCAGATGGAATGATCATTTTCATACCTTTAGCTGCGATTTTTAAACCTCTTTCATCTGTAAGAGCTGCAATGTCAATTAAAGACTGCTCTAAAGATGTTTCGTTTAAGTCTGCAGCAGTTGCTAGAGTGTTCGAAAACGATCCAGCAATAGTAGTATGCGCAGTGTTAAATAAAGTAACACCGTCACCTGAATTGAAAGTTCCTCCAGGCATTCCATTGTTTAATGGACTAACTGCTTTTACTTGTTTAGTTTGAGCCATAGATCTTGCTAAAGCTTTTGTATATCTAGAAGCAAGTCTGTCATACAAGTTATCTTCAATAGCTTCCTCAGTGATAGCAAACGCTAACGCAATTGTTTCGTTAGTGTATCTAGCTGTGAAAGTTTCTTGAGCATTATCGTATGTAACACCTGAACCTTCTGGTTTTACTTGTGCTTGAGCGAATCCACTTAACATCA